CCGAGAACAACCGCTGGACCTCTGCCGAGACCAACACCGCCGGCTTCGTCTGCGGCCCTGATGCCATCGCCATCGCCTCCGGCCTCCCGGTCGGCATGATCGCCGGTGAGTTCCTCGAGCAACGCGCCGTCACCACCGCCAACGGCCTGAGCTGCCTGCTCTCCGTCTGGTACAGCCGCGCATCCCGCGCTCACATGGCGTCCTACGACATCATGTTCGGCGCCGCGGCCGCGGACACCACACAGGCCGAGGTTCTCATCACCGCTTAATCGGCTGACCCATGAGAATCGCCACAACCATCTCGGTGGACCGAAACGACAAGGCTAAGATTGTCGCCGGCCCCGAAGTCGATGCGTCACTCCAGCGCACCGCCTTCAACACCGCGACTATTCCCGAGGGAGGCAAACTGATCCTGTGGATACAGGGCAGTCTGGCACCGAAGATCCGTAAGGGTTAACAAACCAAAACTGGGGAGGCTGTTGGATACGCTGACAGCCTCCCCTTTAACAAACACAATTTTATGGCCGTCCAAGCAGACATTTCAACCGAGTACAGCATGGGCCGCGAGGGCTTTGCGCTGGTCACTAGCACCGCCGCTCAGACCGGCAACTGGGCTGGCTTGATCCCAACCGAGCCGACGGTGTTTACGTCCATCACCGGCTACCAGATCTCAGGCACTTGGACATCCAAGACGATTCCTGCTGGCCTACCGCTGGTGGGTAATATCACTGGATTCCAGATCTTGTCTGGTAGCGTCGTAGCATTTCTAGCCCGAGCCTAAATGATCTCACTCGGCATAGCACTGAATCGGTTGTTCTCCGGTCAAGCCGGTGGCACTGATGCGCCGGTGCTGCGTCGAGATGTCCTGCAAGAGGACGAGTTCTTTGTGCTGCAAGAAGACGGCACCGGAAAGATCGTCATCACCTTTGGCACCTTCGACTCTCTGTTGCGTGAAGACGCTGGTTTTCTACAACAGGAAGACCTCTTTAAACTCGCAATTCAATCCAACTGACCTATGGCAGATTCAAAGATTACAGCCCTAACAGCCTTAACGGCTGCTGATCCAGTCAACGATATGTTTCCGGTGGTCGATGTCTCTGACACGACAATGGCGGCATCTGGTACGACGAAGAAGATCAGCGTAAACAACATCCTCGGAGCATCCGGCACCGCCACCCTCGCCTCCGCCACCATCACCGGCGATCTGACGGTGCGGACGAATAAGCTGGCGGTTACGAGTACTGGAGTGGGTATTGTACAAGCAACTCCGCTATATCCTCTTCATCTGGTTGGTGAGTTTGGGCTTGAGGAAGCATCTGCTGGCAATGGCTCGAAGCTCCGCATGATAGGGCAATCTACCAAGTACAATTTCAGACTTGGTAAACAGATCGCTGTAGACAATGCCTTTGAAATCACTCCGTCCACCGCTGTCGGTGGGACGACGTTTACCAATCCGGTTTACACCGTAACGTACGACGGTATACACACGTTCCTCGACGGCGCAGGCGGCACTCGAATGACCCTGAACTCCACGGGGTTGGGGATTGGTGCGAGTCCTGTTGCAAAGCTCCATGTCAGCAATGGTTCTACCGTGGATAGCGGATTGTTTACCGGATTGATGATTGGTGGATCAACCGCAAGCGCACGAAGCGCATCAATCATCAAGGATACATCGACGCCATACAACCTGATCATTCGCACTCAAGACTTCACCGGTGGAACAACCGGCAGTTTCATCGTCCGTAACGGATCGACGGATCAATTTCAGATCGACTCCTCCGGCAACGTCGGCGTGGGGGTTAGCACATTCGGAACCTCTGCCGCTAAGGTTTTAGCTATTGGAACCGGAACAGAGCCGACAACCGGACCCGCTGGAACTGTACAGTTGTTCACTTCCACTCGTTCTGCAAGTAACACTATTCCTGCTATTTTTACCGAGGGTTCTGGTGTCACCAACGCAGCAATCACAAACACCACTGTGACCAACAAGATTGCCATAAAGGTTAATGGAACGATCTACTATCTTCTCGCCACAACTTCTGCTGCCTAATCCTATGATTACCCTCTCTTGGATCATCGAACGCCTTCTTGTCAAACCGACCGAAGGCTCCCTCACCGATGTCGTTATTACCGCCGATTGGCGTTGCAACGGCACTCAGGATCAATACAGCGGCACCTGCTACGGCTCCTGCTCGTTCGCTCCGCCGACTGGTGAGTTCACGCCTTACGAGGATCTGACGCAGGCGCAGGTGCTTGGTTGGTGCTACAGCAATGGCGTCGATCAAGCGGCTATTGAGGCTAACGTCACCGCGCAGATCGAGAATCAGATCAATCCTCCGGTGATTGCTCCGCCGTTGCCGTGGGTGCCGGTGCCGCCTCCGGTTAAGGTTGCGGAGCCGGTGGTGGTTCTTGATACTCCCTCCGCATGATCAAGATCGAACTCACTCAGGAGCAGGCCAACAGCCTCCTCCAACTCATCGACATCGCGGTTAAGGCTGGTGGCGTTGCCAACGCTCGTGCAGCCCTTCCGCTTGTGGATATCATAGTCTCAGCCGCACAGCCTAAATCCGAGTAATGGAACCAACGAACAGCAGCACCAGCCCTGGACTCAGCCTAGCAGCAGCGGCAGGTGCCACCGCTGTTTCGTTTATTCCGTGGCTTACCGACTGGGTTCAACTTATCACTGCGCTCATTGGCTTAGCCTGCGCCATCTACGGAGCCTATAGGCTGTTCAAATCCAAATGAAAAACACAAAAACAACTCTCGCCGGTGTCGGTGCCATCCTTGTCGCAGTCGGTGGGGCTCTCAAGGCCCTGTTCGACGGTGACCCGACAACCAACCTCGACCTGACTACGACCATTGCCGCGGTCACTGCTGGTATCGGCCTGATCTGGGCCAAGGATGCCGACAAGACCGCTACCATCGACCCCAAGGCGTGAACTGGATCTACCAGATCCTTCGGGCAATCCTCGACTTCCTACGAGCAACACCACCCACCGATGTGCAACATGGCAAAGCTCCCGAAGCCCTCAAGAGCGATCTGGCTGGCCGCATTGCTGACCTGCCTGGGCTGCCAGGTGACCCGGGTGGTCCTAGTGCCAAGCGGTGATCCGGTGATGCTGGCGCAGCCGGTAAAGGCCAGCGTCTATGCTTTCGATGCCGACAAGAAGCTGGTCGGGCCTTCCCGGGTGACCCTCCCGGCCGGCTGGTACGTCCTACCCAAGAAATAATATGGCTCAACAAACGATCAACATTGGCACCATCGCCAACGACAACACCGGGGACACCCTCCGCGGCGCCGGCGAGAAGATAAACGACAACTTCACCGAGCTGTATGCCGCCCTGCCGTTGGTCACACCGACGACCTGGGTGCCGACGCTGACCGATTCCGGCGGTGGCCGCACCTACGCCATCACCACCAACACGGCCCGTCACACGTCCATCGGATTCGTGACCACCTTCACCGCGGACATCACCGTCAACTCGGTGACAGGATCCGCTACGGGCAACCTCCGGCTATCGCTGCCCGACGCCGTCACCTACGAGGCCGCCGCCGCTGTCTGGCTGACCAATGCCACCAACCAGGCCAAGACCGCCATCATTGCCCGGTTGATCGCCGGCACCAGCTACCTCGAGCTGTCTCACTTCGAGACAGGAGCAGCCAGTAGCCTGGCCGGCCATCTCCAGGCCACTAGCCGGCTGATAGTCTCTGGCACTTACTTTACCACCTGATGACCACCATCGGATCCAGTCTCCAGCAGGGCATGGCGGTGCTCCAGCAGATGCTAGGGGCGCCGATGTTCATCTGGCAGGGGACGTCGATCCGGTGCATCCCGGCAGCCGTCAACGATGCCAACGTGCCCATCTCCGGTGGGTTCCAGGACAACGCGACCTCGAGGATCCTGGTCATGTTCAGCGACTGGAAGACCTGCGACAGCACCCTGGTCTCGATGGATTCGACGCTCTACACGCTCGACCAGGGCACGACCTTTTCCCGGCTGCTCAAAGAAGACGGCCTATTCATCCTCCAGGAGAACACCGACCGCATCGCCCTGACCTTCTGCAAGCCTCGGCCTGTGGTCGGTAGGACTCTGGTCTATCAAGGCCGCACCCTCCGCATCCTGTCCTGCCGTGTGGATGCCTCCGGCGCCTACTACAACCTTGAGCTGGGGGCCAAGACCAAGTGAGGCCTGTCGTTAACATGACGGTCGACTCGAGCAACTTCGATGCTGCCATGAAGCAGTATCTGTTGAGCACCTCGCGCGATCTTCACAAGGCCATCAACAGCCGGTTCTTCTATTTGATGGTGAGACTGTTCGTCCTGGTGCCGCCCAAGAGCCCAGGCCAGGAGCGCCGCAGGATCTCCGACTACCTAGGGACACCTGTCGGTGACATCAACCGCAAGAGCAAGAAGACCGGCAAGCGGATCGGTAAATCCCGAATCCTTCGCCGGGTGCACCTGATAGCTCAGTCGAAAGAAGCCAAGGGCGGTCGCCGCGGCCTCTATGGCGAAGAAATGAAGGCAGCAGCCTCGGCCCTGATGCGGAAGGCCATCGGGTCGGTCGGATATCTACGCTCCGGTGTGGTGAAGATGATCCGAGTGTACAACAAGGGATTCAGCCAGTTTCAGAGCGCCAAGTGGAAACCGCTGTCGAAGCCTCCCGGCTACAAGGCGCCGAAGCAGACCAACGCCGCCCTGGTCTCACTTGCTAACCAGTACGGCCTCAACGAAGAGAACGTCGCCACGCACAAGGGCACCAAGGCCCGAGGATTTCAGGCTGTCCCAGGCTTCAACCCGACAGCCTCGGTGGTAATGACCGCGGGTATTGCTGACAGCCAATACAACCGGGTGGCCGGGATCTACAACACGGCCATGCAGAAGGCTTTCGACGACGAGACGGCCGAGATGGTCAACCACATGACCGAGGCCCTCCTGGCTAACGGCAAGGTTCTCGAAGACAACGGGATCACAATCAAATGAACGCCGCCGCCCTAAGAGCTGAACTTGCAGTCGCTGACTACCTGGCGGCCGCCGACTGGTCGGCCTCCGGCGCCGGCACGCCCACCTGCCTCACGTCCTACAGCCGCGGCCTCTACGACGACCCCGACGACCAGGACGTCATGCCCAACTTCCCGCGCCTGGTGATCTCGATCAACTCGGCCAGGCCAATGCAGCGCAGTGACCTGACCTGCGAAGTCGAGATCGCTGTCGAGCTTCAACTATCAGCCGATGACACCGACGAGGCTGCTGTGCTGACCACCGTCCAGGTGCTCGACAACCGGATCCTGCCGCTGTTCGACGACACCGGGGCCTCTGCTCTCAACGCGCCATCAAACGACCCCAGCGGCCCCTTTACGGCGCAATTCGCCGCACCTCTGGACTTTGGGGCATCCTCAATCTCTAATCGGTCCAGGACGTTCACCAGGACCTTCACCCTCTACTGTTCCGCAACACTCTAACCACCCACACACATGGCTAATTCACAAGGACTCGCATACCAATTTGGTTCACCGGCTTCGGTGACCATGTATGGCATCAACAACGTAGACGCAGTTTTCAGTGCCCTGGCTTCGATTGAGAGTTATGACATCACTCATGAAGCCGACACCGAGGAGGTCCGCAATTCCGGCGGCGAGGTGGTCGGTCACATCGGCTACAACGAGCGGGTGACCCTCAATCTCAACCTCATCCCTTCTGGTGCCGATGCCACCGCCGCCTTAGCATTCTGCTCCCTGGCTCCGGTTAATGGCACCGTGGCGATTTCTGGAGCCCCAAATATTTCAATGATGGGAACCGCTAATATCTTGAACACTGGCCGGTTCATCTATGCCGGCGGTGGCTCGGTCAAAATGACTCAGAGCGGCAAGGCTATGGTTTCGATCACCGTGAAGAAGTACAAGAACCTGACCACCGCTGCCGCTGTCGCCCTGAACGTGTGAGCAGCCTGGCCGCCATCCTAAGCGCAACAGCCAAGCCCTGTCCGATGGTAATCGGGCTCCGCATGGTGCCCTTTACTGTCGGCCACGCCATCCTGCTGCACCGCCTCGGATCGCCCTTCGTCACCGGAGGCCGGGCCACCGCTAACGACCTGGTCGAGGCTGTCGTCGTGTGCAGCCAATCCGCCGAGGAGTCGATCAAGACCATGGCATCGGTGTTCCGGTGGGTGCCGCTCCGGCTGATGCGTAAGAAGGTCAGCAAGTCCGACCTGGTCAAGGAATGCCAAATCCTCCAGGAGTGGATTGGAGACAAATCCGACTGCCCAGAAGTTCTACGGCAGCCGGGTGCAGGATCCAGGGAGGCGGCCATGCCCTGGCCCGAAAGGCTGCTGGTTGGCCTAGTCGACATTGGATTTACCGAGGAGACGGTGCTCAATATGCCGGTGACCGATGCCGAAAGGTTCTTCCTCACCAATGCCGAAATGCACGGTCAGGTCGAGCTGTGGAACGATAAGAACGATGCCCTCTGGCGCTATGCTCAAGAACAGCAGACGGTAAGGAACTAACAAATGGCCATTTTCTCACTTATTGCAAAGCTCGGCCTAGACGGTTCGGCCTACGAAAGCGGCCTTAAACGAGCCTCCAGCGTGACCGACAAGTTCCGATCATCCGTTGGGATGCAGTTAGGCGCGGCACTGTCTGTTGCTGCCATTGGCTCTTTTGTCTCGAAGGTGGTCGAGACAGTCGACGCCATTGGGGACTTGTCCGAGCAACTCAACATCAGCACCGACGACGTCCAGCGCCTGCAGGTACTGGCAGGCCAGACGGGTGTTTCCTTCGAGTCCATGGCCAAATCGATCACAGCAGTCGGCCAGGAGCGTCTTAAGGCTATTGAGGAGGGAGGAAAGGCCCGGGAATACTTCCAAGCGCTTGGCTTTTCAGTCGCTGAACTTAACGACAAGAGCATCTCGAACATCGACCTGATCTCGAGGATGGGCCAGGCCCACAAGGATGCAGGCAGCAGCGCACAGACTCAGGCTGCCATGATCGCAATTCTTGGTGAGAAGGCATTCAAGGCCGCGGGTGCAATGGCTAAGATCAAGGAGATCGGTCCGATCAATCTGATCTCAAAAGAGCAAATTGATTCTATTGGAAAATTGGCTGATCGCGTAGACGAGATAAAGCGGACCATCATTCTTTCAGCAGTTCCTGAGATCAACTTCTTTGCAGATGCAGTTGAGCGTGCCGCTAAAGATGCTGAGACAATGGAAGACGGATTACTTGGCTTCTTTCAAACACTGGGAGGCAAGGGGTCAATTCTAAAAGCCAGCTTTCAAGAAGCGTTTGCCTCACCTCAAGATGTTAACAGAAGTTTCGAGGCATTACCGATCCAACGCGGAACCATTGGCACAATAGACAGCAGAGTTAAACGCGAGACCTCAATGTTCTCAACGGAAGCGCCTCCTGGATGGGTTAACACCCTGGTGGGTCAAATCAAGATCCAGACCAACGAGACCCGTGCAATCCGAGTAAACACCGGAAGAACAGCTCAGGCTGTCGAATAACATGGCAACACTCCAAGGCTCACCAAACCCAAATGACTTCGAGTACATCGAGGTCAGCCGCGCCTACGACAACAACGGCAACGGCCGGGTGGTCCAGCTAACGTTCCGCGGCGACAAGGATACCCTCCGCATCGCATCGGCCCAATGGGTGGCCCTGGGCGCCAAGTACAGCATCCGCGAGGACGGCCCGTATTCCGAGGCCACCGTCACAATCGGCGGCAACTCATTTGACCCCGCCCTTGCAATACAAGATCAGTCGGCCCCGTTACCTGGAGAAATAGCAGACATCCGCTACGAGTTTCGCACCGATTACCTCGATGTGTCGGTGTTTGCTCTGCCAGCAGTCGACAAGGAAGCTAACTCGACAGGGAATCCAAACCTCTACAAGTTCGTCATTGAGACAGCCGCTAAAAACGGTGAGGTTTTATCTCAGAGAGATACTAACCTGGCAGATCCAGCTCGTTATCCGATGGCGCTTAAAGTCTGGCAGATGCTCTACCGCGGCCAAGACACGTTCCCTATTGCTCGAGTCAGTCTGACCAGGATAGCCACTTTTTCCGGAAATCTAGGCCTGCCTCAAATTCCTAACGGAATACCGCCTGTCTACACGGTCGAATCGTTTGCTCAGAATTGGAATCTGCCACTATCTGTGCAACAAATGCTTCCCAAAATTCCCAAAGATCAAGCCACCGGGGCAGTCTTAGCCCCCTACGGCACAGTCTGGGGCTGGAAGCAGACAAACTACTCGACCAGCCTGATAACCAAAACCAACCAGGTTGAGCAGGTCATCGCCTGGACTTTCGCACCTTACGACACACTCATTTACCCGTTCCTCTGAGTAACCTTTAAAAAACACACACTATGGCAGACGAAATCCAAATGACGGCCCGGTTGTACGCTTCTAAAAACGGCGCTTACCTACCCTCGGTCACCTACACCAAGAGCGCCACCATGGTCGGCACCGACATGGGCAGCCAGACTCAGGCCATCGGCACAGCATCCTCTGAGACCCTGGATGTGCCCGTTGATGTGACGAGTCCTTACAAGGTGCTGATCTCCAACCTTGATTCCACCAACTACGTCGAGCTGTCGTTTACCTCTGGCTTCGCCGCGGGTGCCGGCACGATGCGCTTACCGGCAGGCGAGACCATGCTGATCCCGTACATCAACACGAACCTCTACCTGATTGCAAACACCTCCGCGGTGACCATCCAGGCCACCTTCTGCGAGATTTAACGCACCAACCCTATGGCCAACGAAGTCGAGATGTCAGCCCGGCTGTACGCCAGCAAAGGCGGCGCTGTGATCAACTCACTGTCTTACAGTGCGATTGCCAACATGACCGGCACCGACATGGGGCAGCAGACCCAGGTGGTCGGCACTAGCGACGAGGTTCTGGACCTCACCGCTGATCTGTCTACACCCTATCGCCTCCTGGTGGTCAACCTAGATCTAGTTAACCCGGTGTCTATCGGGCCTTCCTCACCGTACTCGTTCCAGATCCCAGCCGGGCAGTTCATCCTGATCCCGTGGGTCGACGCTACGATGTACGTCAAAGCCAGCAACAGCTCCGTGAAGATCTTCGCCCAGTTCTGCGAGCTATAGCCATGGCCATCCAACTGCCCTCCAAACTGGCCGAGACCGGCCTTAAGGCAGACCATGCCCGGGCCATTAACCAGCTCATCGAGGCCGTGCGACGGTCCCAGCTCATCGCCGGGCCTGGCCAACGGGTCGAGCAGAACGCCAACGGCACGACTCTAAAGACCGCGGTGATGTCGACAACGGTGCAGACCTCCGAGGAGTCCTGGTTCTACTGACCCATGCCCTACGCTACCGACAGGAAAGACAAGATGTTCACGGCCTACAACCTGAACGTCCTGTACAGCCGGTTCGACGCGAAATGTCGGGCAGCGTTGAATGAGATGGGTCCGCTGTGGGCGCAATCGAGATTCCAGCCTTTCGATCACTGGTCGGCGCCGTTCCCTTACGGCGTCTGGTATGTCTACCGGAACGATCCGCAGACGGCCATGCGCCTGCATGACGACGGAGGCGTGCCTAACCCGTCCATCCCTGGCATCGGCTACTACCGCAACGAGCACAGCCAACAGGCGGCCAAGATCGCCCTGTCGAAGCTCGAGAACAAGTATCTGGACACAGCCGGAGGCCAGGTCTACGTCGACCACCACAGCACATCTGGCGATCCTTTTACCTGTGACGTCGGATCGATTCACTACAGCTTCGAGCTTTTACGCCGTGAGGTGGCCGGCATCCAGTACGACGTGCACCTCGGCTGGGATCCTCAGGCCGGCTCAGGCCTGACGTCCTATGTCCGCGGCAGCCTCGGGCCTTCCGACCCCACACTGCCTCCTGGTCGGATCCACAAGCACAAGCTGGCTGTCGCCGAGATCGCTATCGAGGGCCTGACCGTCTTTCGCATCCTCAACACCTACCAGCGTTACGATTGCTGGCGGGTGCACAACTGCGGCACCACCACCGTGCAGGTGTTGCTCCAGCTACCCGATGGCAATGCCGACAGGGAGTTCGTAGGCCCAGGGCAGGTCCGAGCCTTCCGACGCCGACAGGACGGCACTTGGGCCACGCGCTGGCCTAACGGTGGCTTCTGTTACCATTTCTTCCCGTACTTCCCAGGTGACGTGCCGTATTTCGCCGAGGGACCACCGAGCTGGCAGATACCCAACACCTCGCCATTCCTGGCGTTGGAACGCTCAGCCCAGGCCAACAACGTGGCCAACCCGTTCATCATGTTCGACTGGCTCCACACGATGGGCGCCCAGATCGATCCTACGGTGCAGCACGACATCCGGCAGGTGTACCCCCAGACCTACGCCGACCCCGGCGACTTTAGGCAGCAGCTCGGCGACCTGGTGTTCACCTGGGGACGTGCACAAGTCAGATACACCATCGACCCAAATGGCACCAATCCGACCTATGAGGATCGCGAAGTCAACTTCCCGGGTGTTGGGAGCTTAATCCAAAGGCTGGAGGCGCTTGGAATTACTGTCGTCCAAAACCCGACCAGCATCACCCTCACCAGCCGCCGCGGTTACTTCCAAATCACACCCATCGACTGCAACATCTTCAACAACGGAGAAGGTCCTGTTTGGGAGATTAGCACGACACCCATAACTATTTCGACGATCTACCCTCCATCCAACAACTTTGACTCATTTTGGTCTGCCGGCAACGAGGCGACGATCTTCGATAAGGTTATCGACGTGCGCCGCCGGCTGGCTGTTGAGGCTGGATTTATTAACGACTACGAAGACGTTCACGACATCACCGAGGACCGTGTCGGCCTGCTCAGACTGACGCCTCAGGGGCTGGCCTGTAGCGTTGGAAGTCCAATAGGCATCGACGGCAATATTCTGATTAACTTCGAGGCCTACGCCTCACAATTACAACTTTACGTCAAGAACCATAACCCAGGATATGGAGTGGGTGCATGGACAGACTTCTATTTCTCTTCAAGAACAAAGACATCTTTGATCGCTCCATCGAGAAATGCAGCAGCAACATCTCCTGGGATACCGTGGCAGAATATGTTCCCCACCAAGATTGGGGACTCGATTCCAACCTCTACGACAATGTTGCAAGGGGCCATCAATGCGGCCTACATCCCTCCAGGAGGGCCTTGGGGATTCAGCTCCGGCAACTACGACAACGAGCTAATGCGAGCTAGTACTGGTGACCCCGACTTTCAATCAAACGGTGGCTACGAGGCCGACTTCTGGGTCAACAAATGGGGAGGGCCTAACGGTGTGGATGCCTCGGTTCGGATCCTGGGCAGCCCAAACAAAACGCCGAAGTTCGCCATCAAGCCCGACGGGCCAAATTCCTCATTTGTCACCCTGGTTCAGGTGGCTATCGACGACGTGTTCAAGGATCAACGAGGTGCCCGGTTCGCATCCACAGTGCCGCTTTCAATGGCTTCGGCGGTCAATTCAAACGCTGATTATCTGACCTCCATCAAGTTTGACTGGCAAAGTAACACCTACATTTTCGCGATACCGTATTTTGCTAAAGGCCTTTTAAACGGCGGCCCAGGCTGCGGCCCATTCTTCCACAAGATTCCTAAGAGCGCCTGGCTGTGGAACCTGCTGCAATGGCGCCTCGACTCATGGACTGAGTCGATCTGCCTTTGCACTCAGAACTTCGCCCCGGGCCTGCCTGGATTCTTCGGCACCGGGTACGAGCCCGACTTCGACCTCGATGCCTGGTATCTCGACGCGGCCGGCTACGATCTACTGAGCGGCCAGGGCGTTCAATGCTTCCGCGGCGAGGACAGCTTCTCGACCGAATATTTCTTTGTTCCGCCCGAGAACTTGCAAACCTGGTGCCGGAAGTTCGGCTTCACGTCGGGCAACTGGGATACGGAAAACGGCCAGCCGACTGAGTTTCCAGCGGTGGTTGCGACCCGTATGAAAAATTACCACAGCTACTCGCAACGAGAGACCCAGAGGGTCATCTCCTACTTCGACGCAACGATCAACGCTCAGACATTTATGAGCCTGAGTTACGTCGACCTGCGAAGGATTTGACTGCTGTTTGACCCCTGCAAACATTGGGTTTTCTCTCAAATCTACAGAAAAACGGTTTTCTCTGTAGACGGAAGGCTGGGCATCGACCATCTTGATCACGTCGAAGGCAACAAAAACAGCAAACCAAAGCAAAACATGAGCAACATCATCACCGTCCAACTTCCGACCGAGACCTCCTACTGGGGCAGCACCGCCACCGAGGCCGACGTCTATCGCATCATCGGCAACCTGGAGACGATGATCCGAAGCCAATTCCCTGACGTCGACATCGACTTCCAGCATATGCAGGAGCCTCGAGGCCGCGGAATCTTTGGAGACGACGAGTCGCTGATGGATTCCATCTATCAATTCATCCAGGACAACTGGACTGCCGCCCTCTGACAACCTTGGCCCCGGGTGGGGCCAATACCACCCCCAGGGGCGCGACTGGCTAACGCGCAAACCACAGCAACACCACAGCAATGCACAGCAATGAACCTCAACAGCTTAATCTCAGCCCTGATGATCGTAGAAAGCAGCAACAACGACCTGGCCATCGGTGATCAAGGCCGGGCCATCGGATGCCTCCAGATTCACAAGGCCGTTGTCCTGGACGTCAACCGGATCACCGGCAGCCATTACCGGCACCAGGACATGACCAACCGGGTGCAGGCCAGAGCAGTCTGCCAGGCCTACCTGACCCACTACGGCAAGGGCAAGAGCACCGAGGAGCAGGCCCGGATCTGGAACGCGGGACCCCAGGGACACAAGAAGAAGCAGGCAACTCAGGCCTACTGGCTCAAAGTTCAACGCAATCTCAAATGACCAAACCCAAAACCATCAACGTGACACCAACCACACACCAAAAACTGCGAGCCTACTGCCTCGCCAACGGCCTCAAGATCCAGGCGGTGGCCGACCATGCAATCTTAGCCTGGCTTAAGAAGGCCGCCCGATGAAACGAATCTTGGCCATTGACCCAGGGATGTCCGGCGGCCTGGCGCACTTTGCCGGCAACCGGGTCACCCTGGAGCCCATGCCGGCAACCGACGGCGACATCCGGGAGGTGCTGATCAACTTCCTTAGCCAATCGGACGTGGTGTACATTGAGAAAGTCGGCGGTTACATCGGCGGCAAAGGGGCGCCAGGATCGGCAATGTTCAACTTCGGTCGCAATGTCGGCTTCCTGCATGGCCTCATCGCCAGCATGAACACCAGGTGCATCGAGGTTACCCCACAGCGCTGGCAGAAGACTTTGGGGGCTGGCACCAGCAAGACCCATGGAACGCGCTGGAAGGGCCATCTGAAGGGCCTGGCGCAGCAGAGGCAGCCGAGCCTACACATCACACTCAAGACCGCGGATGCGGTGCTTCTGTTGGAGCACGCTCTTATTGCGGAGGGCGTCAAGTGAGCGATCATTTTCGTGAGGTCAGGAATATGATCAGCGACACACCCATATCCGACTCAACCGCTCACAACGTAGGCGACCTCGGTATGCTATGCAGGAGGCTGGAGCGCAAACTAGCCGCGACTCGGAAATACCTGAGTGAGGTTTCGGAGCGCGTGAAACAACTCGAAATCGAGAACGACGCAATGCGAGCGGATCTGCTGTTATGGCGGCAGGACAAATGGCGTGAGTGATACACTCCAAACCATGAACCAAATAAAATGAAACACCTTCACGAACTGCCGGAAGACCACCGACTAAGGAACGTCGCCATCCAGGACATTGATGTCAGGATCCGCTGCCGTCACACCGGGACGACTCGCAATCCTCGACTCTGGAAGATCAAGCACGACACCTACAATCGCCTGGGCGACTCTTGGAAAACCAACTTCGACTTCATTATCCAATGAAAGACTTTGATGTAGCATTTACGATGATCGAATATGGCGGATCATTCGTTCGCAAACTAGGCGCCGCGGCGCTGGTGGCCGATCCAGAAAACCTGGCGAAGATCAAGGCCACCTGGCCCGACTACTGGTCGCAATACGACCGCATGGCAAAACAGCTTTCGGAGGTTGAGAAGCAATCCTCCAAGTAAACAACAACACAACACAGCAACAACATGGGTATCACAGTATCAACAAAACAAACAGGCGGCACCTTCACACCGTGCCCAGAGTACACCGGCCGAGCGGTCTGCGTCGACATCACGCCGCTTAAGGCCTACGAGACCGAGTACGGCACCAAGCAGAAGTTCAAGATCGCGTTCGAATTGGACATGATCGACAAGACACGCACCCCGGTGCAGCCCTGGGTGGTGATGACGGCGCCGATGACCGCCAGCCTGCACGAGAAGGCCGGCCTGACCAAGTTCCTCCGAGATTGGCACGGTCGGGCCCTTACCGCCGAGGAGACCACCAGCCTCGACCTGGACAGCCTCATCGGCCGACCAGCCACCGTGGTGATCGTCCATGAGCAGAGCCAAGACGGCACCAAGACGTTCTCGAACATCAAATTGATCATGGCTCACAAGAACGGCGAGCCGCTCAAGCCCTCGGGCCTATGGATCCGCATGGAAGACAGGCCGCCCAAGGATGACGACCAGGTGAAGACGGTAGTGCCGGCTACCGCGGCGCCGGTCAAGATCTCGGATGTGAAGGTGCACGTCGGCAAGTTCAAGGGCGTGCCGATCTCCGAGCTGACCGACGACGCTGTGCGAGGCCTGAGTGAGCATTGGTTACCAAAGGCTAAGGTCAGCGCCGGAAAGAGCCCCGAGGACATTTTTTTGATCGCCGCGGTCACCAAGCGCTTGCAGGAGATCGAGGCTAAAGATCAACCCAACTTCGACGACGTGCCCTTCTAATGAAACCCAGGAAGCCCTACGTTAAACTGGTCGACAAAGTTCCCGAGGTGGTTCGGATGCGCTCCGAAGGCAAGACCCTCGAGGAGATCGGGAAGCACTTTAACTTGTCACGCCAGCGCATCAAACAGATCGAGCAGTCGGCCGAGATGCACGAGGAGATCCTGCGACAATGGGGATTCCCGTTCACGGTCAGGACGTTCAACACCCTTGAAAGGCTGTGCGTCAAGAGCCGCGAGGAAGTGTTAAACCTCTACAACACCGGCCACCTTAGGCCAGGAGCCATTCGAGGATTCGGCTGGGTTTCCTACCATGAAATCTGCGAATGGCTCGAAGTGCCAACGACTAGAGATCCAATCAACTTCCTAGTCTGCCCTAATTGCGGTAAAGGATTTTAACCACCTTCCGGCAGCCTGTTGCTGCTGGGGACTCGTAGGGCCGGGGGCGCGCATCGGCCGACAAACGCGCAACAACTCTCAACAACTCTGACAAATGCCAGCCAATCCAAACATCTACTTTGACATTGAGACCGGGCCTCTACCGCTCGAGCAGCTCAACATCCCTCCCTTCAACCCGGCCGACGTGAAGATGGGTAATCTTAAGGATCCCGACAAGATCGCGGACAAGCTCCAGGCCGCTGAGGCCAACCACGCAAACGACTACATCCGCAACGCCGCCTTGGATGCCCTGTCGGGCCAGGTGCTGTGCATCGGCTACCGGGTCGATCACCAGGAGCAGAACATCCTGTGCGCCGATGCCGACGGCGAGGCCCACCTGCTGCGACAATGGTGGGCGCTGCTCAACTACTACGAGCGACAGCCTCAGCTCATCGGGTTCAACATCAAGGCCTTCGACCTGCCCTTCCTGATTAAACGCTCCTGGCGCCACAAGATCATGCCGCCCTACTGGTTGCGGAACGGCCGCTACTGGTCGGAGTTGGTGGTCGACCTCCGGGAGGTGTGGCAGCTAGGGGACAACCGAGCCCATGGGAGCCTAGCGTCTATCTCTAGGCACCTGGGACTAGGTGAGAAGTCAGGCAACGGCGCCGACTTTTCTATGCTGTGGAACACCGACCGGCAGGCGGCCATCGACTACTGCCTTCAGGACGTGAAGCTCACCCAGGCGGTGGCCGACATCCTGATGCCGGCTTACTGAGGAGCAACCATGACATGGATACTTCCCAGGCAGTTACACATCTTGGCCTGTGCGCTGGATACGGAGGCATTGAGCTTGGACTCAAACGAGCAATCCCAAATCTGCGCACAATCGCTCTTTGTGAGATCGAAGCCTTCGCAATCGCGAATCTGGTCTCTAAAATGGAAGCGGGACTCATGGACCCGGCACCTATCTGGCCGGATCTTAAGACCTTCCCTTGGGCAGCATTTCGCGACCAAGTGGACATCCTCACTGGGGGCTACCCATGCCAGCCCTTCAGTGCAGCAGGGCAACGTCGAGGCAAGGACGACCCAAGGCACTTGTGGCCCTATATCGCAGACGGCATTCGACTTCTCAGGCCTCGGTGCTGCTTCTTTGAGAACGTCGAAGGACATATCAGCCTGGGGCTGTCCGACGTCATCGAAGACCTGGCAGGAATGGGTTATCGAACGACGTGGGGCATATTCTCAGCGTCTGAATGCGGAGCGCCTCACCAACGCAAGCGGGTCTTCATCACGGCCGTCGCCAGTGGCTTCAGAGGTACGCCAGGGCTTTCAGGATCGTTCCCGAGGGATGAAAGGCAGTCAGGAGAGTCTGACGACGGTGGTTGTGAAGTCATGGCCAACGCCAGCAGCCAGGGACCACAAGGACACTGGGGAAAACGTGGACATGAAGAAGGTGGCAGCCAAGTGCAAGTTATCAGGAGTGGTTGCAGTGCATGGCCCAGCCGTCCCGGCGAGCAGCAGTACAGATGGGAGCCGCCCAGAGTGGTTACAAATCTCGAAATTAGGGGGGGGGGAAATCTTGGATGACACCACGGACACAAATGACCAGAGACGGGAACCAACGATGGGAGGAGCAGGAAGAAACCTTGGGAGGCAAAATCAAGTGGATCCCAGCGCATTCCAACATCGAGGAGCAGATGGCAGTCATCGGAGAGACCAAGAACGCGAAACTCAACCCCCGCTGGGTGGAGACGTTGATGGGCCTCCCAGTGGGCTGGACTATGCCAAGCTGTGCATCACCTGTGACAATAGAACGGATGAGCTCCGACTCCTTGGTAACGGTGTTGTCCCAGCAACAGCAGAACGAGCCTTCAGAAGCCTGATGCAAGAGCTGGACATCGACCGTCCTGTCAGCTAATGAAGACCAGTCAGCGTGAGCCCTAGGAAGCGAGCGCAGGCACCACAAGAGAAACCATGTTCAACCAATTTCCCCCGTCCGCATCGTGTAACGTCGCGTTGTTTCTCCGCGAGTTCCTAGCACGGTGCGTGGCGGGGTTTTCTGTTTGAATTATGACCTACTCCGAAAAACTCCAACATCCGCGGTGGCAGAAGAAGCGCCTGGAAATCATGTCCAGAGACGGCTTTCAGTGCATCAAGTGTTCCTCCAAGACTAACACGCTGACCGTTCATCACTTTTACTACATCTCAGGGAGGATGCCCTGGGAATACCCAGACCAATCAATGGTCACTCTTTGCAGGAAGTGTCACGTTGAAGGAAACGACGATTCCTGCCCCAGGCCTGCTTACTTTAGTTCTTGGGAGCACTCAGCCTGCTTTGAGATTGAGCGTCAGATTCAGTTGAGTCACCACGAGATAGACTCAGATGAGGGATGTCTGTTTTTTATAGAACGAGCCGGAAATCAGGCCGGTTGGCCTCCGTTAGAAGTTATGCATCTGTTGAAAGAGGCTGCGGAAGATGGAATAATGACCGATCAATGGCTCCGAAACTTAAGGCAAGAGGTCACTAGGAAACAGGCTGAAAAACATTTCAACCAATGAGAATCCGCACGATCAAGCCGGAGTTCTTCCATCACGAGGGACTGTTCGAGGCCGAGCTGGAAACCAAGCTACCGCTCCGCGTGGCCTTTGCTGGCCTGTGGTGCATTGCTGATCGGGAAGGCCGTTTTAAATGGGAACCAAGGCGCATCGGTGTGCAGGTGCTGCCCTACGATGGCGTCGACTTTTCACGCGTGCTCGACGCGTTGGCCACGCGTGCTTTCGTTCTCAAGTATCGCGTGGGTGACGCGTGCTTTGGGTTTATCCCCAGCTTCCTAAAGCACCAGGTGATCAACAACCGGGAATCGGAATCGGTTTTACCGGATCCAGAGGGAAACATTGAGGAAAC